TCGTGTGCTCTTCCGATCTGGGAGTATTATTTTTTAAGCCTTAACTTATTAATTGTCATTTTTAATTTTGATATTTCATCTTTCATTTCAAATATTAACTCTTCATTCATGGCTAAAACCTTATAAAAGTATTCTTCCGTCATGGGTATTTTTTTGTCTTTAGGGGTTGGCGGCGCTATTTCGTGCCATTTAATTTTATTATCCATTATAGCGATTCTTTAATTAATTTCTTGTATTTATCTATTTCTAATTCAATATCATAATGAGTCGGAAATAATTCTTTTAGTGTTGGATAATTAGCAACACAAGATAAATGATCAGCAAATCCATCACCGTATTCCGCATCTAACGCTTTATCATACTCAACCGGCATGCCTGAGCCATACTGATTGCAATTTACTGAGCATTGTTTATGTATATTTTCTGGTATAAACCTCCGTCTATCGCCACCACCTCGCCCGGCATGATGCCTATGTCCTGCGTCATATTTTACGTTTGGATTGGTTTTTCCGCACGTATAGCATGCTTTATTTTTATCTCTAACATGAACAATCCACTTATGTAATTGTACTTTTAATTTTGTGTACCACTGCGAGCGAGTTAATAATTCTTTTTTTCTAACTACATCTTTCTTTTTTTGTGACTTTGCCTTTATTGCCGCCCCTTTTTGTTTGTTTGCAAACGCCCATTTTATTGCTGATTCGTTACTGCAAAAAGCTAAATTGTTAACTACAATATACTGCCTAACATGTTCGCCACATTTTTTGCATTTTCTTTTAGAGTTAGCCATAAGTTAAGTTCCTTTTTGTTTTTACATTCAAAGCACAAACTTTTGTTTTTTCTTAATTTGTAATAATGCGTGTTTGACCAAATATCACAGCCTTTAATGCATTTTCTTGGTTTTTTTGATTTTATTAACTTCATAATAACCCTTATTTATCTTGATATTGAAGCGGTACACCAATGTCATTAAAAAAATATATCATTTGGTCTGTATATTCTTTTGATTCAGCAGTGTTAAATTCAGAAGTAACACTTAAGCACTGCACCAAACGCAGTTTATCCTCATAATTTTTATTGTAATAATTTAATTCATGAAGTATAAACTCCAAATTATCCCCGTGGATTTCACTATTTAATAAAATTGGTATACCAAAAATGGCTTTACACTCAGTTTTAACTGTCAAGGGTGTTCGATCACCATACCACTTTGATATCTGATTGTAGAACAGATGTTGCTGTCTATTCATTGATATCCCCCTTTTGCTCGACCATTTAATAATTTTAACGCGAAATTTACTTGCCGGGTCAGTAATGAATAAAGCTTTTATTCGCTTTGTGCAGTCATCAACTGTGGTAAGTGTTAATTTAAAATCACTCAATGTGCGCCCCTTTTAAATTATTTTTGTTTTTAATAATGTTAGACATTCTTATTTCAATCTTGCTTCCACCATTACCCCGATTAGTAATAGCTTTATCAGTATCAGTAACTACAGATTTACAACCAAGCAACTTTTGATCACGGGCCGGCAACCTACCCTTACGCTTTAAATCAAGCTTAATTTTAAATACTTTATCAAACAAATTACGCGCTTTATCTTCCGGTAATTGTCTTTTGCATCTAAAGCCAACATCCGCTCTTGTGTAATACTCAACATCATCCAAAGCATCAACATTCTTTATCATGCGATTAAAGGCTTCCGTGGTGTCGAAATCAAGGCATAAACTTAGAAACTGAGGCAATGACGAGGGCCATGATAAACGGTCGCTTATAACGCGTCCCACGCCCCTTTGCAAATGCCGGTTAGTAATCAATGAAAGCTCTGTTATCCACATTTTCGATGGTTGCTCGCCCCGTTCCCTTATCCATTGTTCGCCCCAAATGTCCGTCATTTGCTCCCAAACCCACTTCGCGTTCATTGGGTTGCTCGCTTCTATACTCGGCGTTTGCTGCTCTGACCCTTTCGTATGCTGATAATTTTTTACCAGTGCCTGCATTGTTTGCATTGCTTTGTCCATTGGTCCCATCCTTATTTCTTTTAATCCAGCCACTAGCTGCTGACTGCCACCGCTTCATTTTTGTCTTACCTATCATCCAATTTTTTGAATCATAAAATAACCAAAATCTTTCAGCTTCGCTAGGGTTAGAATCTTTACTAATAAAATAATTTACAGTTTCAATATCAGTCGGTGGATTAAACCGACTATCTTTAGTTATTTCATTCTTATTCTTTGTTTTATTCTTATTCTTATTCTTATTATCTGCTACGTTTGCTAACTCTTGCAAGCTATTGCTAGCATTTGCTACCTTTTGCTTGCCTCCTTTAGAGCCAGCAATGGCGCGCCTTTCACAAGTTTTAACGTACTTTTCATCATCACGTAAAAACTGATTTTTAAACGGTGAAAAAGCTATTTTTACGATACTATCTAAATTATATTCTTCTTCGTTTTGATAAGCTTTAATTGCTTTAAATAAAACACCGGCTTGACCATTGGTTAAATCATCAAGTATATCTAAACTATCGATATGTATTAAAAAAGACTTTTTATTTGCTTTCATATATAATAACCCTGTATTGAAATCAAAAAACCGCCACCCATATTGGCGGTTTTTTTATACGTGTTTTAAATTGGATTTAATAGCTCTTATGCATAATTGCTCAAGCATATTATTCCAAGTTCTACCTTCTTCTTTTGCCGTTAATGCAATTGCTTTTTTAGTTGATTCACTCATCTGAAATGAGCCTCTAATTTTCTTATTCATAAATTACCCCTTGGTTAAGTTCAAAATCATTATTGCAAATCAATTAATAACAATCAACCAATACTTGTTGCAAATTTATTTTTAAGTTGATAAAGTTACTTCGAAATTAAAAAACGTCTTACTAACCAAGGAGAATATTATGGTTGAAATAACGCTTAAAATTAAACATGACGAAATTGTAATTGAAGATTTAGTTACAAATGACATTAACGAAATTTTACACGCTTTACATAAGTTTCAATACGAGCATGAAGAAAAGGTAACGGGTGGATTAAATGAATAATATGGAATTATGGAATCGGGTTTGCCAAACAGATCCTAATCACACTAAGCCTGCAAATGTTGGTGGCAACAAAATAACTTGTATTGCTCCGCAACATCAGATAATGAACGCAACAAATGAATTTGGGTCTTACGGTTCTAAATGGGGTTTTAGCTCTATTGATATTGATTATACCCTTATGAGTTTAGGTGTTATTGTTTTTCGTGGCGTGTTTTTTCATCCAAAAGGTTCATTTCCAATAATAAATTCATGTAAACTTTATAAAGACAATGCAAAATTAAAAATCGATGATGATTTTGCAAAAAAAATTGAAACTGACGCGTTAACTAAAGCGCTTTCAAAGCTTGGTTTTAATGCTGATGTATTTATGGGTAAGTTTGATGATTGCCGTTATGTTGATGAAATGGTGACAATATTTGCTAACAAATCAAATCCTGACTTATTAAAAATAAATCAATTAATTAGCTCTAATGACGCTGAAGGTGTTCGTAAGTTTTGGGATAGTGTCATAGCTGATAATTGGTCTTTATTAACAGCGCAGCAGACAACTGATTTAAACAATATGTTTAATCAAGGGGTGACAAAATGAAAATTAAGTTATTTGAAAATTTAATAGTTGAAAATGCACTTGTTAATCTTGAGGTTGAGGGTCAAAAGTATCAAGGTCTTTATGTTGATATGAATGATAAAGATTCTCGAAAGTACATAAAAGGTCAGGCAATTTTAATTTCTAATTTAATAAAAGAAATAGAAACAAAACGCATCAAAGAAATAAAACGCTATAGAATAACAGTTGATTTAGAGGCAAAATCAATTATCACAAGATTAAAAATAGCTAATCAACCTTATGATTTATTGATTGACGCACACAAAGCTGAAAGGGCAAAGATATTGGCGGATGAAAAGCTAGTTGTTAAGTTGCGGATGGAGATGATAGAAAAAGAAAATGATCATGAAATGGCTTTGTTAATAAATAAAACTTTTGAATATGACAAAGCACAGGAGCAGCAGCAAAAAATAGAAAATGAAAAACAAATAATAGAAGAGGCAGAAAGAAAAGCACTTGCCCGGCACAGTGCAAGTATGGAGCAATCAAGGCAAGATGATATTAACGCTAAAAATGCAAGGCTAGCAAATAAAAAACACATTCAAATGGTAAAAACTGAAATATACAAAGTCTTAATTCAATTTGAGCTAAGCGATAAAGACGCAAAAACAGTTATACATTTAGCAACAATTAACGAATTACCGAACTTAACAATAAACTACTAAGGATAAATAAAAATGAGTACAACTATTACTGGCAAACTAAATAAGGCAGCAAATCAATTTCAAGCGGGAGACTCAACTGGTTTTGGTATTAGACTGGGTGTTAAGTACCGTGATCCAAAAACTAAACAAGATGACTGGTGTAATTATTCGGCGGTTATATTTGCAAAGTCACCGGGTCAAATACAATTCTATCAAAATGCGCTTATTGAAGGTTCAGTTATTGAAGTTAGTTGCGAGCAGCTAAAGATTGATTCTTATGACGGTAACAACGGCGCTGTATTAAGTATTGACATGTTAAACGCTAAACTGGGTTATGTTCACACTAGTCAAGCACCACAACAGCAGCAACAACAACAGCAGCAGCAGCAAGCACCACAGAATAATTTTCAGCAACAAGCACCACAAAATAATTTTCAGCAACAACCACAGCAGCAGCAAAATAATGGGGGGAACTGGCAAAACCAACCGGGAAAGTAAGTGGATCGCCTCATTATGATTTTGATGATGAAGTGCCATTTTAATTTTAAATAAATATAAGCCGGCCTTTAACTAAGGACGGCTTTTTAAATGAGTTATGGATTATGAGGATTAAATGATGAATGATTTAGATATATGTAAAAGAATAGCAGAAATTGAGGGTTATAAAGTTAATATTTCTATTAAATGCGAGGGTGTATGGTGTTCTAGATACGACAATAATTGTTATGGTATATACAATCCACTAACAGATAATGCTTTGTGTTTTCAGTTGATGATTAAGTATAAGTTATCTTTATTTGCGCCTGAGGGTGAGCAAACAAATTCTCCT